CTTTCACCTTTGGATTTGAACAGGTTGGTACAAACTGTGGTTTAATTGGACAGAATGCATGTTGTGAGATTGATGGTGTTGCTTATTGGATAGGCAATAATGGTTTCTTTGCATTTGATGGTACAGTAAACTCGCTACCTTGTTCAGTAGAAGACTATGTGTTTGATGACTTTGATACAACAAAAGGACAACAAGTATCTGCTGGAATCAATAATTTATTTACGGAAGTAGTTTGGTATTATCCTAGTGCGACTTCTGATTATAATGATAAGTATGTGGTATTTAATTATGGAGAATCTAAACAAGTTCCTATGGGGAATTGGTACACAGGAACTAATACTAATTCAATAAGAACGGCCTGGATAGATGCAATCGTTTATCCAAAACCATATTCAACTGCGTTTAAGAATTCAGCTGATGGTACTTTTCCTGATGTAGTGGGGTCCACAGATATTACGTCATATGATATTGCTTTACAGCAAGAACAACCAGAACTTTTTTTAGCTATGAGAAGATTTGTTCCAGACTTTAAAACTTTAACAGGTAATGCAAAAGTAACTATTGGATTAAAAGACTATCCTTCTTCAACAGGAGGCAACAGTACCTATAGTCCATTTACAATTACATCTGCTACAACTAAAGAAGATACTAGAGCCAGAGGAAGATATGTTAATGTAAAGATTGAGAACGATGGCACAGGAGAAGCGTGGAGATTTGGAACTTTCCAAATAGATTTACAACCGGATGGAAGAAGATAATGGCAAAGATAGTAATAAGATTACCAGAACCTAAAAGAGAATATAGTGAAGATAATCAAAGACAAATTAATAGATCTTTAACATCTTTAATTGAACAGTTAAATTCTACCT